GGGCCGTCATCCGCAGAGGCGCCGCGCGCTTCCTGCAGGCAGGGGTGACCCTGGCCACCGCCCCGGCGCCGCCGGGGCAGGATTGGAACGACGTCCTCACCAGGGGGGTGGCGTGATGTCCGCAGACCCGAAACCCGATGACGACACCGCCGCCCCGTCCGCCGCCGCGAATGCGTCGGCCGGCGGGTCCGCGACGGCCTCCGCCGAAGACCAGATCCGCGCCGCGGCTGCGGCGGCCGAGGTGGTGGAGTTCAGCGACTATCAGGCCCCGGCCGAAACCGGCGGCGGGGACGAGGTTCTGCACCGCTGCTGCCGGTTGCCGCAGAACGACACCGGCAACGGGGCCCGCCTCAAGCTGCGGTTCGGGCATCGGCTGATCTGGTGCCAGGGCCTGGGCTGGCTGGCCTGGGTCGGCTCCCACTGGAGCGCCACGGACGGCGAACGCCTGGCCGTCACCTGGGCGCAGCGGGTGGCGGCGCTGATCCGCAAGGAGGCCCGTCTTCTGGAAGAGGAAGGGCCGAGGCCGGAGGAACTGGACGACGAGAAGGCTTTCGCCAAGCGGATCGCCTCCCGCCATGCCTGGGCCGTGGCGTCGGGCATGTGGCCGCGCACCAAGGCCATGTTGGAAGCGGCGGCGCCCCACCTGTCGGTGCCCGTGGATCGCCTGGATGCCCGGCCCGACCTGTTCAACGTGGCCAACGGCACCCTGGAACTGACCAAGGTGGACGACGGCGACGCCCTGCCCGAAGGCGCCTGGGTGTTCCGCGAACACCGGCCCGACGACTACCTGACCCGCCTGTCCCCGGTGCCCTATGACCCGCAGGCGCGCGCGGATCGCTGGGTTCAGTTCATCGCGGAAACCCATCCCGATGAGGAACAGCGCCTGTACGTGCAACGGGCCGCCGGCTACTGCCTGACGGGACACACCCGCGAGGAAAAGGTCTTCCTGCACTACGGCCAGGGCAGCAACGGCAAAAGCGTTTTTCTGGAGCTTCTGGCCGAGGTCTTCGGCACCTATGCCGCCGCCCTGCCGTTCGAAACATTCCTGGTCGATGATCGCCGCTCCGGTGGGCAGGCAACGCCCGATCTGGTGCGGCTGATCAGCGTGCGTTTCTGCCGGACGTCCGAGCCCGAGGGCAACGCGACCTTCTCCGAGGGCATGGTCAAGCGCATCACCGGAACCGACACCATCACGGCCCGGCCGCTCTATGGCGGTCAGGTGGAGTTCCGCCCCCAGTTCAAGCTGTGGGCCGCCTTCAACGCCAAGCCCAAGGTGCGCGGGCAGGATCACGGCATCTGGCGCCGCATCGATCTGGTGGGATGGTCGCAGACCTTCGTGGACCCGTGGGAGGCCGCCGCGCACCCAGGCAGCCCGATCAAGGACAAGGGCTTGATGGACGATCTGCGGGCCAGCCTGCCGGGCGTGCTCAACTGGCTGCTGCAGGGATACCGGGACTGGGGCCGCACCGCCCTGGACACCCCGACCTGCGTTCGCGCGCTGACCCAGGAATACCGAGAGGAATCCAATCCCCTGGGGCAGTTCATCGCCAGCGCCTGCCGCGTCGGCGCCGGCTGGACCCAGGCGTCCCGGCTCTACAAGGCCTATGCCGCATGGTGCCGGCAATCCGCCATCGATCCGCTGTCACAGACCGCGTTCGGCAAGGGGCTGCGGCAAATGGGCATCGGCCGCGACAAGGTCGGCGTCGTCCAATGGAACGTCGAGTTGGTGGATCACGGCCTGTTGGCCGATGACGCGCCGCCGCATTCGGGCTGGGACGATCTCGACTGATCCGGAGGGTTTGGAGGGTCAGCGCCGACCCTCCATGCCAGAAACGCAAGCAAATCCAAGGACTTTGGAGCGTTGGAGGGTTTGGAGGGTTTCCCCGGAAGTTTTCCTATGTGCTTGCGCGCGCACATACACGTTTATGGGAAAACCTTCCAAACCCTCCAGGATATCGCTAACACATTGATAGGGATGGAGAAATGAACGTCGAAACCCTCCCGGAAACCGTCCGGCAACCCTCCAGACCCTCCAGGGCTCGGGCCGTGGATGTCGAAGCCCTCCTGTCCTGGGCCTATGCCGATCAGCGTGTGCACGAGGCCGTGGCGCAGGAAGCCCGGGGCGCCCGACTGGGTCCGGCCCCGGTGGGGAACAGCACGGCGGCGGTGGCGCGTGTGCTGGCGCAGGGGTGTGTGGTGGACCAATCGTGGGCACCCGACCCGCTGGGGGAGCATGCGGTCCCCGTGGCGCCCGATGCCCTGGCCGTACATGGGCTGGTGATGGAACTCAACGCCGCCGACCCGGAAGGCCGGCTGGCCGGGCTTGTGATCTGGTGTGCCCTGCGGGGATGTCGGCCGGAAACCTTCGCCGGGGTGATGCCCCGGCCCGTGGCGCGCCGGCATGGTGCGAACGACCGGCCGGTCATGGTCTATGCCGACAACAACTGGCGCAAGCCGCTCTACTGCCCGGTGGACTACGTGCCGACGCGGGCGGACATCGAATCGGCTCGTTTGGAGTACACCCGGTGGTGGGTGGCCCTGGACTGGCTCCGCACATATCTGCCCGACGTGCTTCAAGACCATGAAATCACAGGGCTTTCCGCCCCTCAAGAGCCCTGGCGCGACCCGGCGCGATTTTCGGGCTTGACGTGCGGGGGAAAAGCTTGGTAGGGCTTCAATCATCGGACGTGTGTCCAGAAAACAAACCCGCCCCGGGCCATCCCGGTGGCGGGTTTTTTGTTGGGGTGGTCCAATGATCGAACTCGCCGTCCACCAGAACCTGGACGTCGTCCGGCGGGAGATCGCGGATTTCTCCGACCGTCAGGTGCCCTTCGCCATGCGACTGGCCCTGAACCGCACGGCGGTCGACGGCAAGGACCGCGTGCGGGCAGAGATGGAACGGGTCTTCGACCGGCCGACGCGCTTCACGCTCAACAGCCTGTTCGTCCGGTTCGCTGGCCGCTCCACCATGGAAGCCAGCGTCAACATCAAGGACTTCGCGCCCAAGGGCACGCCGGCCTTCAAGTACCTGACCAACCAGATCGGCGGCGGGTCACGTCGGCCGAAGCGGTTCGAACGCGCCTTGCAAGCCGCCGGGCACCTACCGCGCGGCATGCTGGCCGTCCCTGGTCAGCGCGCCAAACTGGACGCCCACGGCAACATGAACCGGGGACAGATCACCAAGATCCTGTCGTACCTGCGCGCGTCTCCGGACCCGATGCAGAACCGGGGCAGCGGCGCGGGCAAACGCACGCGGCGGGGCGACCGCTACTTCGTGGGTCAGATCAACGGCGGGCCGGACGGGGTGTGGCAGATCCAGGAAGACCACGTCCTGCCGATCCTGCTGTTCGTGCGCTCCGCCCGCTACCGGCCCCGCCTGCGGTTCAAGGATCTGGTCCACGAAACGGTGGCCGACACGTTCCCGGGGCACTTCCGCGACGCCCTGCACAAGGCGCACGCCACGGCCCGGAATTGAGCGGGTCCTTCCGCCCCCCACCCCCGAGGCGGGCAGTTCGAACCGCGACCCCGCGCGCCTCGGTCCGGGGTTGAAAAGGCTGAATTCAGGGGCGTCGGGTGGTGAACTCGGGTGAAGTCATGCACCAGACGCATACCGTCACCAAGGGTGAGTTCGCCCGCATGGTTGGGCGCGCGCCCTCCGCCATCAGCAACTGGATTGCCGACGGCAAGCTGAGCGGCGCCGCCCTGGCCGGGGAAGGCCGGGCTGCCCGGGTGGTGGTTCCGGAGGCCTTACGCCAACTGGGCATGAAACTGGATGCCAGCCAGCAGCTTGCGCAGGCCCACCCCGTGGACACGTCCCTTGGCGTTGGCCGTGCGCCAACGCCCGGTGCACCCGGCCGCGCCCAGGAACGGCTGGCGGCGGCCAAAGCCGAACGGGAAGAACTCGCGCTTTACCAAGAGCGAGCGTCGGCCAAGGCCCGCGATGGCCATTGGCTGCCCACGCAACAGGCCCGCTCGGAGTTCGCGGCGGTCCTGCATCAGGCGATCCGGACCACAGAGGTCTGGTTGCAGTTGGAAGCGCCCCAGACGGTGCTGTCGGCGCTGATTCCGGACGATATCGAGGCCCTGGCCGCCCGCCTGGAGACCACGCCGGCCGTTGTGCGCGGTGTGATGGCCGCGTTGGGCATGGAACAGCGCGCCCTGGGCGTGCTGCTGCGCGATGGCTACCGCGCCCACCGCCGGAAGGTAGCGGATCGGGCCGGGACGGAATCCGCTGGCCTGGACCCGGTCGGATACGACGATCACTCGCCGCCCGGCGCTGACGCGTGATGGGACTCCGCGATGGGTATCGAGCTTTATCCGCTCGCCAATCCCCGGCGCGTGGCGCTGGAGGTGCTGGCGTCGGTCATGACTCCGCCGCCGCCGGTGGACCTGCCCGGCTGGGCGGAACGCAATATCGAGTTTGGGTCTGAAAGCCCATTTCCGGGGCCGTTCTCGCTGGATCGGTTCCCGTTTTTCCGGCGCATCCTGGAGGTTCTGAGCCCCGATCACCCGGCGCCCTGGGTCGTGCTGCGGAAGTCGGCGCAGATCGGCGGCACGGTGTTGGCGCAAACTGCCATCGCGACCATTCTCGACTTGGTTCCGTGCCACATGCTGTACGTCCACCCGAACGCGGGCAACGCGAAGAAGTGGATGCGGCGCAAGTTCCGGCCCATGGTCAAGGGCACGCGCCTGAATGCGGCCATGCGGCCGGAGGGATCCCGGGTCGGGCATTCGTCGCTGGCCTGGGAGCGGATCGACGAAGCGGGCTCGCTGCAATGTGCGGCGGCTGAAAGCCCGAACGACCTGTCCATGGCGTCCTACCCCTATCAGGTGCAGGACGACATCTCGAAGTGGCCGGAGGACAACGGCGCGGGCGATCCGCTCAGCCAGGCGGACAGCCGCACCAGCAGCTTCTTGAAGTTCGGCGGCAAGATCTTTCGCACATCCACGCCGCTGATCAGCCCGGGGTGCCGGGTCACCGACGCCTGGAAGGACGGGACCCGCGAAAAGTACCACGTCGCCTGTCCGCATTGCGGCGGCCTGCAGCCGCTGGAGTGGGAAAACATGCTGTCGTCCACCACGGACGACGCCAATCCCCACTTCACCTGCGTGCACTGCGGCTGCGCGATGGAGGAACGGCACCTGCCGCTGATGGTGGACCCTCGGCGCGGCGCCCGGTGGGTGATGGAAAACCCGGCGGCGGCCGGATACTGCGTGTCGTTCGACCTGTGGGCGGCCTACACGGCCATCAAAAGCTGGCGGGACCTGTGGCGGGCCTGGTTGCGCGCCAAGGGCGATCCACGCGCCGAACAGGTGTTCTTCAACGACTGGCTGGGCTTGCCTTACGTGGTGTTCGGCTCGGCGCCCGAATGGGAATCGCTGCGGGACAGGGCCGAGGAAACCGGATTGCAGCGGGGCATCGTGCCGCCGCGCCATCCGATCCTGACCCAGGGCGTGGACTGCCAGGAGGACCGGATCGAGGTTCAGGTGACGTCCTGGGGCCCGCAATTCCGCCGCTACGTGGTCGATTACGTGGTGATCGACAGCCCGATCACCGAGGAAGAGGGACAGCGCCGCCTGACCGAGCAGTTGAACCGATCCTATCACGACGTCTGGGGCAACCCGCGCACCACCGACATGATGGCGGTGGACGCCAACGCCTATACCAACGACGTCCACGCATGGCATCGGAAGCTGAAATCCGGCCGGGTCATCCTGGTGCGCGGCCGTGGGGGCGACAACGTCCAACCGCTGGAGCGGGTCAAGTGGGAGCGCAGTGCGGCCGGCAAGGTCGTGAAGTCGTCCCGCCGCTGGTACAACGTCGGCGTGTCGGGCCTGAAGGCCAGCCTGTACGCGGCCTTGCGGAAATCGGACCCGCTGGACCTGGGTTATGTGGGCTTCGCGCGGGGTCTGGGGGACGCCTATTTCGAGGGGCTGACGCCGGAGGTCCGGAAGGAGGTGCGCCGCAATGGGGTGATCTCCTGGCGGTGGGACCTGCCGGCCGGCAAGCGCAACGAGCCGCTGGACACCGCGAACTACTGCTATGCCGCCGCCTTCAAGATGGGCGTGTTCATCCGGTCCGACCCCGCCTGGGAAGAGTTGATCGCCGAGCGAGATATCGAGGCTCCGGACGGCCAGCCGGATCTGTTCGGCGGCGCGGCCGACATGGCTCCGGCGGCCAAGGTCGCACCCAAGCCGGCCGGCAAACAGACCCGGTCCCTGGCGGATCGGCTGGCGTAACGCCAACGGGCACCACTACCAAAGCGGCGCTCTTTCTCCGTGTTGACTCTCCAAGATAAAGGTCTGTCATTATGAGGGGGCATGAGCAACTCAATGACGGAGGCGGATATGAACACCAGGTGGGCGCTCTTCCCTTATTGCATGGAGCAGAATGACGATGGTTCATGGGTTTTCTTAAATAGAAAATACAAACCAATCGGCATGAATACGGGAGAGTGGATAAAATACGATGACTATCCTGTTCGCTTCTTTCTTAAAGGGTTAGGTCCTGCCACTCGCGCGAAGCTGGATATTCATGGAAAAGGCACCGACCGTCGTATTTATTTCTACAATGATGCGACCGTGCCAACCAAATCCGCCAAAAATATGAAGGCTTATCTTGCACGCCTTGAGATCATCATGAATCTCCAAGAAGGGAGTAAGTAACGATAAGAATTTATCATCCCCGGCCGCCTTATCCTTCAGAACTACTGACAAATCCTTTGCTTGTTTCCCCGGGGCATGAAAATCCCTTCATAGGCCGATCAGCGTAAGGACACCCACCATGACCGACACGGCGACCCTCCGGGCGCGGCTCACCGCCCTGGAAACGGTGAAGTTCGACCTGATGTCGGGCCAATCCGTCGCGTCCGTCAGCCATGACGGCAAATCGGTCAACTACAGCCGGGCCGATCTGGCAGCGATCAACGCCGCCATCCTGGAGATCAAGGCGCAGTTGGGGATGGGCCGCCGCCGGGCGGTCGGGGTGAGGTTCGGACCATGACCATCATCAACCTCGACGGCTCCCCCATGACGCCCCCGGCCCAGGCCTCGGCGACGTCCTATCAGGCGGCGGATCCGATGAGCCAGGATCTGGCCGGCTGGCATCCGTTTCTGGGGTCAGCCGACACCGACCTGCTGCCGGAGCGGTCGGAAATCGTCGCGCGGATCCGCGATCTGGTCCGCAACAACGGCTGGGCCTCGGGCACCGTCCGGCGGGAACTGGATTCCGTCATCGGGTCCGGCCTGCGCCTGTCCTGCAAGCCGGACTGGCGAGCGCTGGGCATGTCGCCGGAATGGGCCGCCGAATGGGCGGATCTGGTGGAAGGCCAATGGCGGCTGTATGCGGACGATCCGGCCTGCTGGTGCGACGCCACCCGCCACTACACCATGGGCGGCCTGTGGGGACTGGCCTATCGGCACTATGCCATCGATGGCGATGCCCTGGCGGTGCTTCAATGGCGCCCGCACGGGGGGACCTTCGCCACCACGGTGCGGGTGATCGACCCGGACCGCCTGTCCAACCCGCACGACGGCATGGACACCGAGACCCTGCGCGCCGGGGTGGAACTGGACGATTGGGGCGCGGCCACCGCCTATCACATCCGCCGGCGCCACCCGGGCGACTGGACCAGCACCAACCGCGACGGCTTCACCTGGGAGCGCTTCGCGCGCGAAACGCCCTGGGGCCGCCCCGTGGTGGTGCATCATTACGACAAGGAACGGGACGAACAGTCCCGCGGGGTCGGGCGTCTGACGCCGGTGCTGGAACGGCTGAAGATGTTGGACAAGTACGACAAGGTGGAGCTTCAGGCAGCGGTCCTGAACGCCATCCTGGCCGCCTTCATCGAAAGCCCGTTCGACCATACGCTGCTGGAAGACGCCCTGGATGACGGCAAGCTGGCCGGCTACCAGGACCAGCGCGCGGACTTCCACGCCAAACGCGGCCTGACCCTGGGCGGGGTGCGGATTCCCGCCCTGTTCCCGGGGGAGCGGATCGGTTTTCACACGGCGGCGCGGCCCAATCAGGCGTTCGCGGCGTTCGAAGCCCAGGCCCTACGCAACATCGCCGCCGGAACGGGCCTGTCGTATGAGCAACTGTCCGCCGACTGGTCGCAGACCAACTACAGCAGCGCCCGCGCGGCCTTGCTGGAGACCTGGAAAACCTTGATCGGCCGGCGCCAGGCGTTCGCGCGGGGTTTCTGCCTGCCGATCTTCACGGGTTGGCTGGAAGAAGCCATCGATATCGGCGTTGTGCCGTTGCCGGTCGGGGCGCCGGACTTCTACGCGGCCCGTGCCGCCTACACGCGGTGCGACTGGATCGGCCCGCCGCGTGGGTGGGTGGATCCCGTCAAGGAACGCCAGGGCGCACTGCTGGGAATCGCCGGATCGCTGTCCACCCTGCAGGACGAAGCCGCCGAACAGGGCAAGGACTACCAGGACATCCTGACTCAGTTGTGCCGGGAAATGCGGGAAATGCCCGACGGCATCCTCCACCCCGCCGCGAAGGATTTCCAGAAACTGGTGGTCCCGAACCGCGAGGCTGATCCGGCCGAGGACCGCGCCGCAGCCCGGCCCACAGACTAGGACCCGATCATGCTCGATGCATTGCACGGCCCGGCGCTGCTGGCGCCGGGATGGGAGGCGTGTGCCCTCGACGCGGCCGCGCGCTGGCACGCCCTCGGCGGAGCCCCGCCCAAGGGCGCGCTGGCCCTGGCAAACATGGGCGGTGCCCGGCGCCTGTATCCGGTGGTCGAGGGCGTGGCGGTGGTCGGTGTCTCCGGCCTGCTGGTCCACAAGCTGGGCTTCGTCGGTTGCGGCTTCATCACCGGGTATGACGGCTTGCGCGCCCAACTGGCCCAAGCGTTTGCCGACCCCGAGGTGCGCGCCATCGTGCTGGATGTCGACAGTGGCGGCGGGGAGGTCGCCGGCTGCTTCGATCTGGTCGACTGGATCACTGCCGCCCGCGCCGCCACCGGCAAGACGGTCGCCGCCATCCTGTCGGAGGAGGCCTATTCCGCCGCCTATGCCCTCGCCACGGCGGCGGAGTCCATCGCCGTGCCGCAAACCGGCGGCGTGGGCTCCATCGGCGCCATCATCCTGCACGTCGACTACGCCGGGATGCTGGAAAAGGCCGGCATCACGCCCACCCTGATCGGCGCGGGCGCCCACAAGGGCGACGGCAACCCCTATCAGCCGCTGCCCGAGGCCGTTCGCGCCGACTGGCAGGCCGCCGTCGACGACCTGCGCACCCTGTTCGCGGCCCGCGTGGCCCAAAACCGCCAAGCGGCCGGGGCCGACCTGACCGAACAGATCGCCCTCGCGACCGAAGCCCGCTGTCTGCGCGGCCCCGCCGGCACCGCCGAGGCGGTCCGCCTGGGGCTGGCCGACGCGGTCCTGCCCCCCGACGCGGCGTTTGCCGCCGTTCTTTCTCACCTGGAGACACACCCATGAGCGGATTCAGCTTCGCCCATCTGATGGGCGCGCGCCGCCCGCGCGCCACCGAGGACACGCCCACCGAAGAGCCCGAGGACGACACCGAAGAGACGTCCGAGGCCGATCCGGACGAGGCGAACGACGACGACACCGCCGCCGACGACGCCCCGCAGGACGACCACGACGCCGAAGACGGCGACACGGCGAACGCCAGCGCCTTCGCACGCGGCCGTGCGGCCGAGCGCGCCCGCTGTGCCGCGATCCTCGGGAACCAGGCCGCCGCCGGCAACGTGGCCGCCGCCTGCGAACTGGCCTTCAACACCAGCCTGACCGCTAAACAGGCTGCGGCGGTTCTGTCCACCCTGGGGCCGTCGGCCAAGACCGGCGGCGGTCTGGCCCAGGCCATGGCTTCCCTTGGCGGTCCCCAGGTGGGCAGCGACGGCCCTTCGGCGGGTCAGGGGCAAGGCGCGGCGAAGAACCCGCTGGTGTCCGCCTTCGCCAAGGAAACCGGCGCGCGCCCGCGCAGCCGCCACTGATCGGAATACCCCACCATGCTGCATACCGAGACCTACACCCCCCAGGAGCTGTTCACCGGCTCCTTCCCGCGCCACACCGAACCCCAGATCATCGCCGCCGGCCAGACGCTGGCGGCGTTGTCCGTTCTGGGGCGCATCACCGCCACGGGTGAACTGACCCTGTCCGACGCGGGTGCCGCCGACGGCTCCGAGATCCCTGTCGCCATCCTGCTGGCCGCCATCGACACCACCGAAGGCGCCGCCCCGGCGCCGGTCTACGTCGCCGGCTGCCTGAACTCCGAGATGCTGGTTTACGGCGACGGCCACGATGCCGCCTCCGTCAAGGCCGCGTTCCTCGGCACGCCGCTGTTCCTGCGCGCGCCCCTCTGAGCGGAGATCCCCATGCCTTTGAGCCTGTTCACCACCCGCCAGATGATGGGCGTGTGGGAGGAATACGATGCCCCCGGCACGCACTTCCTCGACCGCTACTTCCCCCGCCTGCAGACCTTCGACGCCGAGTTGGTCGACTTCGATGTGATCCAGAAGGGCGGGACCAAGCTGGCCCCCTTCGTCATGCCGACCGCCGCTGGCCGCCCGGTACGCTCCAAGGGCTCGGTGACCAAGACCTTCAAGCCGGCCTATGTGAAGCCGCTGACCGAGGTCGACCCCAACCGCCCACTGACCCGCCGCCCGGGCGAACGCTACGGCGGCGAGATGAGCCCGGCCGAACGCCGCGCCGCCGTGGTGGCCGATATCCTGCTCGACCACCGCCTGCAGATCACGCGCCGCAAAGAGTTCATGGCCGGCGAGATCCTGGCCACGGGCATGGTGACGGTGGAGGGCGAGGATTATCCCAAGGTCGTCGTCGACTTCGGCCGCGACCCGGCCCTGACCCAGGCCAAGACCGGCGCGGCCCGCTGGGGCGAGGACAGCGTGGACCCCATCCAGGACCTGGAGGACAACGCCGCCCTCACCCAGGAGAAGAGCGGCCTGCCGGCGACCGAGGTCACGTTCTCGCCCAAGGCCTGGACGCTGTTCCGCGCCCATGAGCGGGTCGAACGGCTGCTGGACGTGCGCCGTCAGGCCAGCGGCTCGGCCGAGCTGGGGCCGATCGCGCGCGGTGGCGACAAGCCCAAGCAGCGCCACGTCGGCACCATCGGGGACTTCGACTTCTGGGTCTATGACGATCTGGCCGAGGCCGACGACGGCACCACGCTGCACCTGATGGCCGACTATCAGGTCCTGCAGATCGCACCCCAGGTCGCAGGCGTGCAGGCCCACGGCGCCATTCGCGATCCGCGCGCGGGGTATCAGGCGCTGGAGTTCTTTCCGAAGAACTGGATCGAGGAAAACCCGTCCGCCGAGTTCGTCATGACCCAGTCGGCACCCTTGGTGGTCCTGCCGTTGCCGAACGGCACTTGCAGCATTCAGGTGCGATGATGGCGACACAGAAAATGCGCCGGGTGGTGGCTCGGGTCACCCTGATTTGCGGTGACCCGGGTCGGTTCAGGCGTGTCCTGCCCGGGCAGGTGGCAGAGGTCCCGCCCAGCGAGGCGGAAGACCTGGTCCGCCGGGGACATGCCGCCTGGCCGCCCACGCCGCCGCCGACCGAAACCAAGGGTGAGACTCCGCTCGGGGCCGACCCATGACCTGGTCCGCTCTGGCCGACACCCTGGCCACGGCCTGCCTCGGCACCTTCGGGCGGCCGGTGACGGTGCGCTGCCTGGATCCGGACACGGGCGATTACGGCCCGCCTCGGGAGATTGTCGCCATCTTCGACCGTCCCCCCCAAGCCATCGAGGCGGGCACCAGCGTGCCCGTCTCCAACAACAGACCGTGCCTGTGGCTGCGCGTATCCGATTGCCTTGTGGCCCCCGAAGCCGGTGACCGCATCGTGATCGATGACACCGCCTGGACCGTTGCCGAGGCCGTCCCCGACGGCACCGGCAACGCCCGCCTGTATCTGCATGAGGGATAGGGCTCCACGTTGACCGGGCGATGGTCCCCGTGTTGCGGTGGCGTCCGTCGGCGCACAGGTTCGAAGGATAACGATGCTGCTCGGTTCCGATATCGCGGCCCTCATTAAGGCCGACACACGCCGTTGGGCCGCACTTGCCTTCGTCGAGGCCCTTGGCCTGCCAGAGGGGAGCATCGGCGCGGGCTTCGTCCGGAACCTCGTGTGGGATCACCTCCACGGCCGGGTCAGCGACTGCCGCGACGAAGACATCGACGTTCTGTTTTACGATCCCATGAGGCGGGAGCGGGCGTATGAGACGGAGCTTGAGGGCCGTCTTAGGACAGCCGCTCCCGACCTCTCATGGAGTGTCCGGAACCAAGCGCGCATGCATGAGCGCAACAAGGACCGACCCTACCGGTCCGTCGAGGATGCCATGCGGTTCTGGACGGAAACGGCAACGGCCGTCGCCGTCTCGCGGGAGGGCGCAACATGCACCTTGTCCGCGCCCTTCGGCCTCGATGATCTCACGGGCCTGATCCTGAGACCGACAAGCCTGCGCGAGGACAAACTCGTCGCCTTTCACGACCGCATCGCGTCCAAGAACTGGCTCAAGCGTTGGCCGAGGCTGACCGTACACCCGTGCTGAGACACCGGACGCGGCGCGCGGACACCCCCTAAACGAACGGAAAACCCATGACGCCACGCGAGACCATCCGCCGCGCGGTGCGCACCGCGTTGCGCGGGGCGGACGACGCGCCACCGGCCACCGACGCCGGCCGGACGGTGTTCGCCTCGCGTTGCACGCCAATTGCGCCCCGCATGCTGCCGGCGATCCTTGTCTACACGCGCGACGAACGGCGGGATCGCGATATGGGCGGCGGGGTGATCCGCCGCCTGTTGGAGGTGGTGGTGGAGGTGGCGTGCAGCGGCGACGATGCGGATGATGGGGTGGATATCCTGACCCGTCAGGTGGAAACGGTCCTCGCCGCCGAACCCACCCTGGGCGGCGCCGTGGAGTCCATCGACTGGCAATCCACCGAGGCCGACTACGACGGCGAGGGCGACACCGTTCTGGCGGGTGCCCGGATCACGTTTCAGGCGGCGTACTACACC